GTCAAAGTACCGCAGACCGTGGCTGAAATCCTCGAACAGGCCGGCCGGCGCTAGGAGGCATCGATGGCGGTAACGGTGACAGTCGGCACGAATAGCTATGTCTCCGTTGCCGACGCTGAGACCTATTTCGACAATCAGCTCTATACCGATGCCTGGACGAGTGCCAGCGAGGACGACAAGGCGCGCGCGCTCATCATGGCGACGCGGGCCATCGATCGTCAGATCATCAAGGGCAAGCGCAAGAGCACCACGCAGGTGCTGCAATGGCCGCGCTGCTACACCCCGACCATCATGCAGGCCATCATGCTCTACCACTCGCCCAACGTGCCGGCGCAATCCCAAGTCTACGATGGTCCGCTCGATCAAGATCGAACGTTCATCCCCGCGTTAGCGACGTTCGTCTGTGACGCGGACGTACCTCAGCCGGTGATTGATGCCACCTGTGAGGAAGCGCTCGCGCGACTGGCGCGCGGCAACTCCGAGCGGCGCAATCTGCAACTCGAAGGCGTCACCGCCTTTCGGGCTGGCAGCCTCTCCGAGACCTACGCGACCGGCAAAACCGGACGTAGCGCGACGCCCAAGGGGCTGATGAGCATCGAAGCGCGCGAGCTGCTGGTGCCCTATCTCGGTGGATCGGTGCCCATCCGATGAGCGGCCTGGTCACGGCCTACGCCAACCAGACGATCGTCTGGAAACATCGCAGCGGCCCCGACCGCCACGGCGATGCTGTCTATGTCACGTCCTCGATCAAAGGTCGCTGGGAATCGAAGCACCGACTGATTCGCATGCCGGACGGCAAAGAGATCGCATCAAGCGGCCTCTGCATCACCGAGGCGGCCGTCGAAGTCGATGACATGCTCACCGCGCCCAACGGGCGCGTCTATGTCGTGTTGTCCGTGTCAATCATCCCCGGTCTCAATGGCACCGAACTGCATCGTGAGGTGATGGTATGAGCACAACCACGCTCGAAGGGCTGGCTGAACTCGAACGCGAGCTCGAACGCCGGCTGCGTAACGTGCAACTGGCATCGCCCAAGGCCATGACCGATGTCGTCTTCGACCTACTCGGCAAGAGCGTGGCGCTGGCGCCGGTCGATCTGGGCGACTTGCGCGGTTCGGGGCATGCCAACGTCAACGATGCCACCATTGCGACCGGAACGGCCAACGGCGGCACGAGCGGCGCCGGTTCGCCCGGTGCGGACCGGGGCGGCAAGACCACCGGCGAAGTCGCCTTCAGCGAGCCGTACGCCGTGATCCAGCACGAAACGCTTACTTTCAAGCATCCCAAGGGCGGCGAGGCCAAGTATCTCGAAAAGCCGCTGGCCGCCAATATGAACAAGTACGTCGATCGCCTGACCGGCAAGCTGTCGGATGCCGCGCAAGGCAAAGGCTCATGACGGCGGCGGATATCGCGGACTGGCTCGCCACAGAACTCGCACGTACGCTCGGTGTGGACCTCTTCGACACGGCGCTGCCCGACGACGTGGATGAGGCGCTGGTCGTACGCGACTACGCCGGCGCACCGCCCGCGTTCGAGCATAACCAGCAAGCGCCGGTCCTGAACTATCCCCGCGTGCAGATCGAGGCGCGCAATCCCAGTGTCGCCAATGCCTATATCGACGCCGAAAGCGCCTATGCCACGCTCAACACGCTCCGGAACGTCGATATCAACGGCAAACGCTATAGCGCACAGGCGCTGCAATACCCGTTCTGGCTCCGACAGGATGGCCAGAATCGACACTATGTCGTCTTCAATGTCGCGCTCACCGTTGCCGGGTAGACGCGAGAAAGGATCACCATGGCTGCAACAGCCCTCACGCCGATCGATGTCCCGGCCGATTATGCGACGGCGGGCGTTACCCTGACCTTCACGGCGGCCGATGCCGTGAATGGCAACTCGTTCATCGCGACCGGTCGCGAGATTCTACTGGCGCAGAACACCGATGCCTCATCGGCCACGGTGACGGTCACGAGCCATGCCGACGCGGCTGGACGCACCGGCGATATCACGGCCGATACCATCCCGGCCAGCGGTTTCCGGCTCTATCAGCAGTTCCCGAAAAGCGGCTGGGCTGATCCCGCCACCGGCAAGGTCGTGGTGACGGCTTCGGCCGCCACGGTCAAGTTTGCCGTCTTGCGCGTCAAACCCTAACCCCTGACCTCAGACAACCTAGCTCGTGATTGAGCGGCCCTGAGCGGCCGTTTTTGCATGCCAGCGAACAGGAGTACTCAGCATGGCTGAACCGATTTTCGCACAGGGCACCGCCCTGCAAATGTCGGACACCGATTCCAACTACACGACGATCGCCCATGTGGGTGATTTCCCGTTTCCCGATGGCCAGCGTGACCTCATCGAGGTGACGGACCATGACAGCCCGTCCGGCTTCGAAGAGCACATTCTCGGACTCACGCGAACCGGCGAAATCGCCTTCAAAGTCTGGTATATCCCGAGCGACCCGACGCATGACGACAGCACCGGCCTCATCGCCGCGCGCGATGCCGGCACGCTCAAGTACTTCCAGATCGTCATGACCGATGCCGACTCGACCATCTGGAAGTTTCAGGGCCGCGTGCGCCGCTTCATGCCGAACGCGCCGGTCAACGGTGCCTATCAGGCGGATGTCTCGATCAAGCCGAGCGGCGCCACTACGTACGCCTAGTCTAGAGGAGGGGATTTATGGCACTTCCGGCAACCCCGCGACCAATCGAACTGGTATCGATCGTTCTCGACAAGCCGCGCACCCTACGGCTCGATTTCAACGCCCTGCGGCGCGCCGAAACCATCAACAAGCGCAACTACATGAAGGGCGAATCCTGGCAGGATCTCAGCATCTCGGACATGACCGTCCTCGTGTGGGCTGGCCTGCTTCATGAGGATCCCAAGCTCACCCTGGATGCCGTCGGTGCTGAGATCCACGGCGGCAACCTTGAGTATGTCGGTGCGTGCCTGATGCAGGCGCAAAGCGCATCCTCGCCTGGGCCCGATGAAGGGGCGACGGCCGCAGACCCTTTGCCGCCCAACGTGACCCGCTTACGTGGCTCGATCTCTGGTCCATCGGACGCTACGACCTAGGTCTAAGCGAAGCCGAGTTCTGGGCGCTCACGCCGCGCGAGTTTCATGCGCTAGTCACGCGCATCGAGCACCGGCGGCATGAAGCGACTATCGGGCCGGTCTGATCGCGTCGGTCATCGCCAACGCCAACCGGGCACAGCATGCGCGACCGCTCAGCCCACACGACTTCTTCCCTGACCTGAAAGCCAAAGCGCGACCGCAAACCGTCGAAGAAAAGGCCGCCATCGTCCGGCAACTGGCCAGACACTTCGGCGGCGAGCTGAGCACCAAGCACACCCGAGGGGAGGTCTAGCGCCTCCCCTCTTCATATCTGCGAGGTATCGATGGATCTGCCAGGACTGAGCGTCAAGTTCGGTATGGATCATTCCGGCTTCGATTCCGGCGTGAGCCATATCAAGCAATCAGCGGCCGGTCTCGGCAGCACCTTTTCCGGCATGGGTTCAGTCCTGTCAAGTGCGCTCAGCACGGCGGCCGGCTTCGTCATCGCACAGGA